CCCCAGCATTGAGTTAAATGCTCAGGGTTAGGTAGCGTATATCGCACTTAACTCGCTGGGTCTTCTGACAGTGGCACCTTAGTTAAGGTGTTATCTTCCACTAGCTTGGTTTGCTAGGCCAAGCAGCCGTCGGTTGAGATATCCAATTATCACCCGAAGGTGCAACCCTTGAATATCTAGCTCTAGGAGCTTCCCCTCTATAGGGGACTGAAGTCATTCATGCCAGCCCCTATCCCGCATAAAGCTGAACAACCGTGTTCTAGCCGATCGGTATAGGGAGCGGAGCTTCCGTAAAAACCGGAGTGGCAGCACCCCTTCGACTAATTGCTTTCGCTTTAGCCGAGACGTATTGGGATGTTGTGCCTCTAAAACTTCCAAATCGGATAGTTGCTTAATACCCAACTGTCTCTGTAGAGCCTCCATAGTCAGCCCGTCATCCCTGACAGGCTTTAAGCTACTGAGGAACAAATCTACAAGAGATTTAGGGTTTTCAGCAAACTCCCATTGCTTCACTAATGGAGGATAATCTATAGTAGGTAAATGAACCCACCCCCTCTCAAATGCATCAATTGCATCATTGAGGAAATCTTGGAACACCTTTCTTGGGTGCTCTAGATAGAAATACCCTCTCATCGATGGAGGAAACGTAAGTTTAATTTCCTCCTTTATTGATGAAGGACATCCTCCCGACACGGGAGAATAACTAGGTTTCATGAGTTTTTCAACTTGTGATTCCGTAAGGAATAAGCGAAGCTTATCCCAATCGTTAACGGTCAAGTTAGCTACAAAATTTAATTCTGTAACCTCCTTAACGGTCGCCTTCTTCGTTGAAGCATAAATAAAGCGAAGAGCCCTTGTTCCATATTGCCGAATAAGACCCAGTGGATCCTTCTCCAGATTCTGGACAGAAGCCTTGTAGACTTGTAAACTACCTTTACGGTCGAATATTTGCCCACAAAACTCCCCAAGGGTACTATCAAACAGAGACTTAAACTGGTTAACTGGCAATGTGCTTGTTAACTCATCTAAGTTTACCTCTGCATCTATGATAAGGTCGTCCCCGACTATTGCGAATGCGTTCGTATACTCAGACAAAAGAGCATACAAATACAGGGTAAATAGCGGAAAAGATCCTTTTAGGCCCATAGGGTGACCTCTATTCCATTTTACAATGGAGCCAAACCCTCCTCGAAACGGAGACCGGGCTGCTCTTTCGAACAGTTCGATATCCACCGCTAATGCGGGAAAAAGTTTCTTGGCAAGCTTGATTTGAGGTGCTAGGGGAATATTATCCGTGGCAGACTTTAAGTCTACCGAGGACAACTTATGTCCCTCCTTCAGCCGGTCAACTGCCCAATACACACCCTCTTGCTGAGAAAACACATGGCAATTGGGGAGATTTCTAAGCACACTATAAAGCGTGTTATGAAATCTGGACAGTCCTAATTGGATAATCGGAAACACATTGGCAATAAGCCTTTGCTTCATGCCGCCGTCCTTACAAAGGATTACGGCATTACCGATCACATCCTCCTTTTCAGCTTTCAGCTTCTCAAAATGGGAAGCATCCGGCATAGAAGGCCCAACTAGTTTACTGAAGAACCCGTGGAACTCGAGAGCTAGCGCAGGGAAAGAGTCAAAGGACTGAATATGCATAGCTGGCGTTACGCTCCACTCCGGCAAAGACCCTTTTTCAAATGGGACTTTACTACCAGAGATTGGATAGTTTCTATCAAAACTTTTGATAGACGGTCTTCGGGGGAGTCCCTCCGGAAGCCGACGCAGACTAATATATGGGAAACCAATTGGATCCTCCTCAGCTAATCTTTTAGCTTCGGAAACATAGTCCTCTAACGAGGGCTGTGGAGCCATGAATATACCATAAACTCGGCATATTCGAAGTGCCATACGTAATCCACGTCTGCCTCTTTTGGCAAGCCGGGACACAGGTCGAAAACTTCCGACCCACGTTCCGTCGTCGTGTTTGCGATAATGCACTTTAGAAGAATCTAGAAGGCACATCATACGACGTTTTAGTTCATTAACCACGAACCTAATATCGTGTGATTGCTCGACAGTTCGCATCCAATGAAGGATGGTCCCTGCCTCGCCCGACGTAAGTCCGCAAGCTCTCATGACACCAAATAAGTGACTCCGGTTAGTCAGGACATAGTCCTTTCTAATCTTCATACGAGTTACCTCATATTAGGAACCAGGGCACCAAATGGCGCGTGACTTCCACCCCCTTTCG